CCCAAATTTATCAGTCGAACACAACACAATGACAACCACCGCAACCACAATTGTTGATGGGTCTGCCATCCAAATCACTGTCAGGCCAGCCGAGGCCAGAGCCCCTTCACCGAAGTGGGCCCGTGCACAGGCTGCGCTGGCGTGGAGTGGACCGGTGTTGTGGGCCCTGTTGGGCCACCAACTACATTATGTGTTCGAGTGGGGCGCGAGAAGCATTTCTCTGCTGCTGAGCATTTTGTCACCGGTTTTTTGGAATGTCCTGGGTTTCCTTGCCGCCACCCTCACAACATACACCCACGACGCCCTTTTGCGGGGCGTTTCGTGGTACTGCCACTGGCAGGTGTGGGTGTGGAGGTGGCAGAATTGGATTCACTCATATTTGGACAGATTCTGGGAGTGGGGATTCAACCTTCTCCCTGGGCATTTTGCTGTTCCTGTGCCCGCAGAGTGGGCCGACACAGTGCTATGGGCCTGTCAATGGCACACAGCACTGTCGTTGTTCCTATTTCTTGTTGTTGCCCAGTGCATTCTTGTTGACTGCTGCACTTGGGCCTGGCGCGTCATGCGTCGTGGGCTCAGGAGGGGGCGCCAGACGGCTCCGGCCCCCCCTTGTGAGCTCCGACAGCTGATGGCCTCAGCCCAATACCTGCACATTGCAGAAAAAGCACTCGCCCACAAACGCCAGGTGCTTGCTTTGTGGGCAGAGTTGCAGTCAGTGCCACAGACCATGATGGGCATCGGCACGTGTCCGCGCTGCATGTGCGCGGCCTACGCCATTTTGCCATCAGCGCCTTTGGCTAAGATGTTGACTACCATCAACAAGTATAGTATGGGCAGAGTCCAGGGCCATTGCTGCCCTTTCCAGCGCACTTGGCGCGGTGGAGCTCATGGGGAACCCGAGCTCATGCTTGTTGCCATGTACCTGCGTTTATTTACTGGTGCCGAGGAGGACCAAAGTCTGTTGGGTCCGACCGACACCCAGCTGGAGGGACCATCACGCCCTGGCAAAGGTAAAAGGAACAAACGCAGCAAGAAAGTGCGCAGCGGGTTGTCAGACGATTGGGATTTCATCCTAGAGGACGCTGACCCCGAAGCCCGCGTGCAGCAGGTCATGGAAGGATTGCGAGAGTTGGAGGAAGAGCTTGGAGAGGCGGAAATCCATGAAACGGAGGACCGTGGCAGCGCACGATGGGCCCAACAGGCCCGTGCCGCCTTTGAACGGTACCGTGACCAAGCCGACGCCATGTTCCGGGAGGAAGCACACCAAGGAGGTGCCGTAGGCCGAAGGGCTTACGATTTGTGGAATGCTGGAGGGGCAGGTTCACACACGCGGTGGGCTCGGTTTGAGGGTCCACAGGATGTCTGGTACAGCGATGATGAACGCCTTGTGCGTATCCCCCGCCCGGCCGCCATCGCTCAGGCAGCGGCAGACGCTGAGGCCTCTGTGGCCACCCATGAAAGGCATGCCACAGAGGTGCTGCAGCGTGGTGGCGTTGGCCGCAATGGCAGGCGCACCCGTATGGAGTCACAGATGCCTTCCAGCGTCCCCATGGACCCGGGAGTTCACACAGCCCTTATAGTCGCCAGGGGCAGTTACCGCAACGCCTTGATTACCAGACATTGTGATAAAATTGTCCTGGTGACTTGCCGACACGCCTTCGATGGCGAGAGGGCCGCGGACCAGCCGTACGCACCCGGGGAGGAGCTACAAGTGTTTTGCTATGCGGAGAAGGGGCAAGCCCCCAGATGGGCGAAAATCCTCAGGGTTTGGGCTCCAGATGAAGGGGAATTGGATGAGCAGTGGCTGCTTACAGATTTAGCAGTGGCGACCATGCCATGGTACAAGAAGGTCACCTTTGCGCGTGATGATGATCCATGCTACCAACATGGCATGGCCGCATCCATTTATGCTGGTATGTATAACCCAGTCACTAGAACGGTCACCTGGAGCTATGCCTTCGGCACCATTGTGTGGCGTGATGGGCACCAATTGGGATACACCTTCTCCACTGCCGATGGCTATTGCCGCGCGCCCGTGTATGGTGTGTCGGGCAAAATCCTTGGGGGGCACCTTTATGGTGAGATGCATGACGGACGCATCGTGTTCAATGCAGCATCCCGATATGCTGTGCCTCCCACCGACTATCAGCAAGCAATTTTACCGACATTTGAGCCGGTGGATTTCTGCCTGCAGGGGCGCATTGTGGCACAGCCAGGCCTTCCACACATCACAGTGCCAGAGTACCGGATGATGGAGGAACAGTATAAGATCTATCCCCTCAGGCGGGACAAGAACTTGCGGGGGGTCCGCACCAGGTATCATCTGATGAAACCCTCCACAGCTTTGAACCATGCGGAAGTGCAGCGCTACGGAGACCGGCTGGAGTATGCCACAGATTTTGGCGAGCCTTGGCGGAGGGCGCTGGTGGCGGCGGTCCTGATGGATCAGGACGCAGTTTGCCCCTTTAACCCACCTGATGAGTACAACGTGGCGGTGATGGTCGAGGAGTTTGACCTCGCCCACAAGAATGCAGGCTTTACGGGCCGCAATGACAGCCACGCACAATACATCACCTCGTTGGGTGAAGGGGATCGGGTGCTCGGTAAACAGCGACTCGTGGAGCGTGTGCTTCAATTGTATCGGGCGTTGTGTGGGTCAGAGCTGCCCGAGGACAAGCAGCTCTTGTGGGAATGCACTCACTGGATGGTCATGGGCAAGAAAGACGGGTACAAGGCGCGGAAGCTGGATGTAGGTAGGACGATCCAGTGCCCATCCATGGAGATGAAGCTCTTGTGGAAAGTGTGCTATGGAGAGTCAGACACACAATGGTGTAAGAGGCCATTGTCATGGGTGCATGCTGGGGTCGACTTTGACCTGCCAGTCCGGGGGCAACGCAGGACTAGCATCCTGCGCTCATTGGGGGCTGGAGCCCTGGACGCCACAGCATTCGACAAATATATGGAGAAGGAATACATTCGTACTTTCTTCACCGTGCACCTGCGAGAAGTGGCCCCGGGGGCACCAGATGCATTCCTAAAGAATATGGCTGACTTTGTGATGGCCGGGCCACTGGTCATGACGGATGGCACAGTGTACTTCAAGGACCGGGGCAATCCTTCCGGTTTTATGAATACCTTGCGCCTCAATTGTTGGGCCAACTTGGTGGCTTGGGCCTATGTGTTTCACCAGCGCCTCACTGCCATTGACCCCACCATCGAGTGGACCGGCCCCGCCCTTTTGGATTTTCTCCGGGAACATGTGTTCCTGGAGATTTGCGGGGATGATTCACGCATTTGGGCTCTTAGTGCGCTGGCGGTCCAGGTTCTTGACTTGGAGAATTCCATGGCAGCAGTGCTGGGCATTTGGAAAGACCAACTGCCTTGGGATGTCAAGCTGGAGGGCTGTGGCGCGTGGCCCGGCGGCATCCCAGTGGAGGAGTTATGCCAGAAGGCACCATCAATGGTGTCCCGGAGACTGATGCTCTACAATGGAACCTTGTGGGAACCAATTGTCAATGTGTCCCGAGCTCTCAAGCGGTTGGTGCACAACGACAATAGAGACCCAGAGGAGGAGGAGGAATTGGTGAGGAGCGCCTTTGCAACATTGGCGGTGCCATTGCATTTGCATCGACGCCACCAGTTCTATAACTCTGCCCTGGACTTCTTGGTCCGTGAGTTCGCCACACCAGAACTGTGGGAGGTGGTGAACAACAGGGCGGGTCACCTCCAAAGATACCTGGGCACGTAATTGCCCACACCGCGACTGAGGGCTGTATTGTGTCAGCCTAAATAGGTCGGAAACCCGCGGTATAGAGTGGCTCTGCAACGGGTGGGAAGGGTTGGACGTTTGTCAACAAGCCTAATATGCAATCCCATTTACCACTGTCAATCAACCACCCCTTGGGTGGACTTCAAGGCCTTTCAAGGTCTATTGCCCTACCACATGAACACACCCCGACACGCTTCCCCACATTCCCGGCTTTGGAGCGCACGGCCGTGTTGGGCTTCACCACCCCAACGACCGTTAGTGTGCCAGCCACCGGGAGTGTGCCTTTTGCTGTGTTCAGGCAAGCTTGCTATCCAGTGTGGGGACCTACCTCACTACCAGCAAAAGTGGGCTCAGCCACCACTTATTTGATGGATTCTGGGCCCACCAATGCCATAGCCGTCAGTGAGATCACCTACAACTGCCAGCCATTGTGCTTGCAGGATTACACCGTAAGTGATCGCACTGCTAGTACTAGCGTCGTGGGTCTTTCAGGCACTGGCGCTTGGCCGTTGACCTTGACTAACCCCATTATTGGTAAGGATTGTGGCCGTTATTGGGTTTATGTCCCTGTTGGGGCTATCATGAACTTTGTGGTTTCCGGGGCTGCCCCCTGGCCAGGCAATTGCACTTTCACTGCCAATTACCTGATCTGGGCTTCCCCCGGCGAGTATACTACCGCAAGTGTTGATGGTACTGTCACTGGAGGCCAATGCGGCGGCCCGTCGTCAGCCGTGCTTGTGTCTTCCACCGTGTACCAGCAAGGCGTGTGGGTGTGCCCCAGCACCGTGGTCTTCTCCGCCTCGGTCCAGGCTACCTTGCCCACCGCAGTGTACACCACCGTGGTTTGGGGCAATGGTACCCTGGTGTACTCCGGGTCAACCACCACCCGTGGTACCGCCACCATAGCCGGGGGTTCCAGTGCGGTGTCTCACTTTCCATTGGTCGAACCCACTGAGTATGTCAACTCGAAGATGCCTTGGTACTCCACTAGGACTACGGCTGCCTCGCTGTTGCTTACAAATGTGACCCAGGTGCTAAATAAGGGTGGGACCGCTTTGGCAGGGCGCATGTCTCCTGCAGTGCAGAATGCGTGGAATGTCAAATCGTCGACCATCAACCAATTACACCCAGCTGAGAAAGCGTTCTTGCCACTGGAAACAGGCCTTTATACGTATGTGGCCCCATCAACGGACCTGCAAGTCTTTACCGACTACACCACCGTGGGAACCACAACAGCGCCAGCCTGCCCATTGTTCGATTTGAGCAATGATAGCCTGTACAATTTTGTGTTTCTCACCAGTGCAGGTGTCATTGAGGGCATTGCAGTGACCGCAGATTGGCACATTGAGTTCCGCACTACCAGCGCCCTGTTCAATATTGGGACCACCACCGTGTCCCTTGAGACCTTGCATCAAGCCCAATTGGTGCTCAATGAGCTTGGGTTCTTCTTTGAGAACCCGCGGCACAAGAGCATTTTGACCAGGCTGATTGCCGCCGCCAGGCGCTACGTGCCTCAAGCCATTGGGGTTTTTAACCCTGAGATGGGTAAGGTGGCTCGGCGGGCGGTGCGTTTTCTCAGTGGCAAGCCCCAGGGTAAGAGGAAGAGAAAGACAGTGGTCGTGAAGGTGGCCAAAATGCCATCCGTGCAAAAACCAAAGGCTAACAACAACAAAATTGTGACGACTTCAGCCAACCGCAGTGGATTCAATCCACCAGGCAAGCGCCAGGGTGGGCTGGACATGTACTTGAGGTCCAAAGGGATGGCATAACAGTTGTTGGGAAATGGTTGCAGAGCAGACCCCCGAGGAAACCGGGTTATGAGGAACCCCAGGTGTGGCGCTGTGTACAGGACACAGTGTGTCGCG